AGTAATTGTCCAGTTTCCCGCTCCTTTACGTGCGGCGCTAGTTGGCGTAAGTGGCGGTCGAGTCTTTCTTTAATGTCCATTTTCATTGCCCCGCCTTAATCCTCGCCACTTTCTCTTCCAGTATCACCTTTAAAGCGCTACTGCTGCCATTGCAGAATGTAAATCCCGGATGGCCTCTTAGTGCGGCTTGTGTCGGGTGCGAGATAAATTGAGTCATTGCAATTGCAATATCAGCATTTTTCGTTGAATCTCTGATTTGTTGATTTGGCGTATTTGAGCCGATAAATTTAAAGTCAAACACTTGTCCAAAGTCACGCTAGATTTCTTTTGTCTGGATTTCAAGTAGCCCAACAACAACTACTTTCTTTCTTTGTGGTTTTAATTGCTCTATCTGTGGTGAAACTGCGCCAGGTGACATCATTGCGGCCTGTAGCTTCTTTTGTGTTTCTGGATTCTGCATGAGCGCAGGCATAAATTGCTTCATCATGCTTGCCATCATGTTAATCATTGCGTCTTCCATACCAACGACAGGTGCTGCTTCTACCTTCGGAGCCTCTACAACCTCGACAACAGGCTGCATATAGGCTGGTGCTGAAGGTCGGTTCCCTACCTTATCCAGCAAAGAAGGAAGCCATGGTATTTGGCTAGGGGTGGACGGCATGTGTTCGCGGCGTTTATGCGCGGGCATTTCCATGTTTGCTTCGTCCAATATTCTTTGCCAGCCCCAGCCTGAATGGTGTAATCGGAATTGATAGACCAATTCGGTAAAATGTTCTTTGTCCTCATCGTTTAAAAATAACTTGTTTGAACCTGACTGTCCGCCTCTTTGTTTTTTGGAGATTTCATACGACTCTTCCGCTTTTGGAAGTGTTCCACGATGATCTATCACAACTCTACCCGTATCGGCCTCTTCCAATTTCACAAGGGCACGTTGTAGCCAACGAACGCCGCTTGGATTAACTACGGTTGCAGCGACCTTGTGTCCCTCCGGCATAAAGCTGTTCGCTTCTTTCATGCAGTGAGTCCAGGTAGCTCCACCTTTTTTGAGCCTGTAAACAATTTTGGCAAACTCTTCTTTTTCCTTGTCTGATAATTTACATGCCCATCTTGATTGAACTTCGGGCGGATTCTCATTTGACTGAACTTTTGATGGATTCTCAAGCTGTTCAAGCAACGGGATGATCCATAAAATTTGTTTTACGCTGTCAATCCTAGCACTGACTTGGCGATCATGGGCATAAGTTGACTCGCCGCACGAATAGCGGCACCACTTCCAGCATCAGGATTCGCTTTTCTGAACTCGAAAAAGTTTTTTGCAAAAGTCATTCTTTCTTCATAATTTAATGGAAGTCTCTTGATTGTTACCAATGGCATTTTTATTGTCTCCACTTCCGATTCAAGCTTGTCCAGCATTGGTTTTAGCCAGACCAGGTGATTTAAACCAGTTACCGTTTCCCTGACTCTTCGATCACTCGGCATAAGTTTATTGGCTTCACAAATAGCATTTGAGTAACCCTGTTCAGGATTCTTTTTGTAGACATCAAAGACTCTTTTTGCGAAAAGCTTTTTTTCTGCATCGTTCAATGGCGATTTAGCTGCTTTCTTTTCAACTGGCTTTAATTGCGCTTCGAGTGCTTCGTACATTGGCAACATCCAGCTTGATTTGCTTGGGTGATCAATACCGTCACCTATTTTTTTGTTTTTCGGTAATGTGTTGTTCGCTTTCTTCATGGCTAACCTCCAACCCATACCGGCTTGCCGCGCATCAAATATGATTTTGACAAATTTCAATCGCTCTGCAACATTAAGTGATATACGAAGTTCTTTTGCCATTTCATTACTCCTGTCTGATTAACCTGCGTAAAGTTGTCCCGGAATTAGCATCCCGCTATATAATAATACAACTTTAACGGTAGGGTATAGACAGTTCCTTTAATTACAACACCGTATCGTTTCAATGGTGGAATGCACCAAGCTGATGAATTCCTGCCTTCTAGCCTGCAAACGCTTCAATTCGGCCTCGTAATGCTCTTTATACAGCCGGTGGATGATCAGTTGCTTCTCTATGGGAAACTCCCCGCAATAGCTTATAAAATCCACCCAACAGCGCTGTGTGCCGTCCAAATGCCCGATTAGCTGCCATCTATAGGCCGGATCGAAACTGCCTCTCAGAAGTGTTTCGTAGTGCGTTGGCGCTATTACAGACTTGATCTCTACAGCTCCATCCTTAACCAGACCATCGGGAGAGTCGCCCCATTCCCCGTGATCAAAAAATCCACCATTACTGACATCAATAAAATTCTGTTCTTCATAGAGCATCCTGGCGACAGGTTCTTGTTCGTGCCCGCGCTCCATGTGATCATTGGTAAAGCTGAATTCAGCTTTCTTTCCCGTTATCCGTTCCAGCGCAAGCTGTAGCGCATAACGCTTTGCAGGTTCACCAAAAGCCTTACCATCGTTCGCCATGATCACGCCAAACTTTGATGCGGTCACTTTGCCGAGTCTCAGTTCATCCCATTCGTCCGAATTTTGCTCTACGTCATGGAATATCATTTTGCTGGCATTCAGCAATCAGTTGCTTTTGGTGATCTTCAGAAATCAAAACCCGCTCCAATACCTTTTCAAGATTTCCATCGCGCAGATAAGCAGCTTTAGCAGCTTTCCACATAGTTTCATTGGTTGGGAAAAGGGTTTTCTTTTCATGTTTAGCCGGGCTGATTCTCAATCCCTCGACAGTCTCTTTGCCGAACCGGACATTGGGATCGACGTATACGGTGATCTGTACGTTGTTCCAGTCATCAATAAATGCCGAGTCGGTGAGCTTCTTCATCATCTTGCTGTTTGATGCGTTCAGGATCATCGGTTTCAACGCTTCGCCGGGACGAATTTCCTTTTCGGCAAAATGGGCTGTGTTGAACAGGTCTTTTGTTTTTTTGGTGCGATCCGGCTCAAGCCTGACGTATTGGACAGTCAGCACGACAGGCTCGGTGATATCTGCGCTGGACAGATAAGGGGAGTCAAACGCTTTTCTGAAATGAGTTTTGGGTTCAGCCATTTTTTTTCACCTCCTGTATTGCACAATCCAACCAGTACCGTTCCATCAATTGCCGAACAGCAACCAGCGCCATATGATTTGAATGATCGTTTTTCAGGTCAAGATCAACTGCGGCGGTTATCGTTGCAAACATTAGGACACAATAACCGCGCGGGGCATTACCAATAGCTTCTTCAAAATGATTGAATGTCCAGGGATAGAATTCTTCTCCCTGTTGGATTAGATCGCGGGCATGTTGCACGATTGATTCAGCGCGGCGCTCTTTGGCAGCTTCAGTATCAAGATAGCGGTTCAGATCGCTCCTGAACGCTTTCGTTTCAATACCGGCTGTATTGGTTCCAAACATCATTGCCCCTTTGGTAACATTGTGTTGGAGACAGAATATTAGCGTGACGCACAATTGTCAAATTTATTTAGCGTGCCGCATATTATTGGGGCAATAAAAAACCAGCCGAAGCTGGTTTCTTATAACATGCAAGCCGGTTAGTCAGTTGCTTGTTCCAATTGCTCTTTTATCAATTTCTGTGCAGATTCCACCAATTGCTGCTTTTGCTTGTCTGTCATCCCTCTGTACAGAGCCAGCAATTCGTCAAGTTCAGCTTGCATAAAGCCCCCTCGCGGATCGAACCCCAAACCCTCCTACACTCTCCCGAGTACATGAACTTATTATTACTAGCCGAAATTGCTCATGTATTTTTTAACGGGAGAGGGATTCTACATAACAAATGAAAAAAAACAAGGAATATTATTGACTTTTGCCAGAATACGTATTTCTACGTATAGGTTAATGGCGTGCCTGTGCCATCTCGTCCATAGCCCTGGCGACGGACTCTATTTTAAAAATTACAAGCTCCTGTTGCCATGCCTGAACGATTACCTTGGCTTCCTCTGGAGAGATAATTTTTCTTGCGGCTTTACTTTGTAAATCTAAAATTGACATAACGCCCGCATAGAATGCTACATGGGCATTATGGCGATGATCATCCGGCGCACCTTGCAAACATATCGTTTCAAAAGACTCCCATTCAGCCTTGATCGTATTCATTTCTTCCCGATCCTTGAAATAAGTTTTGCGTGTTCCAGCATTGCCGCTTTCTGATCATCATCCATGGCGGCATAGATAAGCCTGAATTCGTTTTCGGCTGGATCAATGTCATTGTGTTTAACATCCATCCAGCCAACTGGCTTCTTTGCTCCCTTTTCCAGTTTTCTGGCAAGGTCGGTGCCGACTTCACGGATACTACCGCTAGGGTTGCGAAAGCGAGTAAGAATCTGGCTTAGATATCCGGCAGACGTTTC